GGCACACCTGCTGAACAAAGAGATGAAGCAATAAAAGCTGGCGAAACTGACGCACCACCTAAACCTGAAGATGATGATACTGGTCCTGGATTCTTTAAAAGATTAACTGATCGTGTTACTGGTGTGGGCACTTTTGGTAAATTTTTATTAACAATTGCTGCTTTAACAGCTCTTAAATTATTTGGTGATAAACTAATACCAGGTCTAGCAAAGTTATTAGAAACTATTAAGAAGGGTGAGATTACAAAAACTTTAGAAGATGTAATTATTAATGTCAGAGATAATAGTGTAGAAAAATTTGAAGAACTTAAAGATGGTATGGCAAGATTTATCGCAGGTGTCAAAAATGTTGTTGATATTATTAAAGATTTATATACGAGATTAGAAGATTTTACAGAGGGTTTTGACATGGAAGCAACTATGAAAAAGTTAAAACCTATCATGGAAGATATTAAAGAGAAAACAATAAAAGCAATAGGTGATTTTGCTGGGGAGGTAGCACTTGCGATTGGTGGTGCTATAATAGCTGGAACTTTTCTAAAACAAACACTTGCTATGGCTTTAAAAAACCCAGCACTTAAAGCGATATTTGCTGGTAAACCTTTAGCTGGAGCTGCACTTACAAAAGCAGCACTTAGTGCTGGAACTATTGTGCCTATTGCAGGACTACTACTTTATGGTATAACAACAACATACACAAACATAACAAATTCAATAGCAAAAACAATTGAAGAAGAAGGATCATTTAAGTTTGGTCCATTCTTAGCAAACTTCTTTGGTGGTAAGGGTGAAGGTGGTTGGTTTAACGCATTGACACAAGCATTTAAAGTAGGCGGACCTTTTGCTCTTACAGGTATGGCGATAGGTGCTGCCTTATTCATCGGTACAGGACCAGGTGCTCTAGTTGGTGCTCTCATTGGTGGTCTTGTAGGTACGGCTGTAGGGGGTGTAATTGGTGCATTTACTGGTTACCTAGGTAGTGATAAACTTAAAGAGTTTGGTTCTGCTTTGAAAGGCACAATAGACAGCGCAGTAGATTATATTAAAAACTTCTTTACAAATTTAATTAATGATGTTAAAAGACTTCTTGGTTTTCAGACTGATCCTGCTTTAGATTTATCACGAGCACAAAAAAATGTAGCAGAAGCAAGAGAAAAGTTAGCAACAAACCCTGATTATATGCCATATATCAAAGCATTAGAAAAAGCAGAAGCCGAACTTGCAGAAGAATTAGCAGCACAACCATTGAAACAAGCAGAAGCAGCAACAGGTTTATCTCTATCTAGTATAGAAAATCAGATAAAGGATAATGAATCAATAATACAAAGAAATAACATGATGTTAAATGATCCTCTATATCAAAACAATCCTGCAATAGATCAAGAAGCATTAAGAAAAGAAATAACAGAAGCAAATGAAAGAATAAATGATTTAAATAGTCAAAAACTTATGTTGCAAACAACACCATTACCATCAACAGGTTTAGTTGAAGATTTAGAAATACAAAATAAAATTAAACAACAAGAAACTAGCATGATGGGAGCAGGTTCAATTGGTAGTGGAGGTATTGTAACAAAAATAGATAATTCTAATACTGCTATCAAAGGTGGCGACAATATTACTGTTACTGGTTTATCATCAGAGAATATGGATCTTACATCTATGTTATTAGCAAGTAAAAAAGCAAGAATGGCTTAACCTCTTTGTTGTAGGTGTTTCTCAGTCCATATATCAAATATAATACCTCTATTATTACACCATTTACGAGCAGATGCAAATTTATCACGATTCATTTGATAAGTTTTCATTTCATATAATACAGTAGATCGTTTTTTACCTTGCACAGAGACAGGTGGTCGTAAGTCTTTTGATGGTTTGACTTCGATAAGATGTGTTTTGAGGTCACCTTCAGCAGTTTTAACTTTAATAAGAAAGTCAGGAAAATATCTACGCACCTTTTTAGAAAGAGTATCATAGTAAGGTATTGCTATTTCTTCACTTGCCCATTGTAATATACCTGGGTTATTGTCAAAGTATTTCATACACCTTCTCTCCCACATAGAACGATAGATAATATTATCACTATCACCCATGTATTTTTTTGGGTTCTGAGGTTTGTATTTACCCTTGTATTTCTGTGATCTTTCTTGCATAGTCATATAAATAGTTATAAAAGTATTTATTAGGATAACAATGAGTAAACTATTTTCAGCACTAAACGAATTAAAGACTAACATCTTTGGTGGTCAAAGTTATGTTAGGAATGATACACCTGGTTCTTCTAACGGAGTAAATATACTCAGAAAATCTAATATAGAGATGTTAGATCGTAGTCCTACATCTAGATTAGACAATGACCCTTTGGCATTCTCAACCATAGCATATCCTCATGATATTGTTGCAGACGGTACAAATGGTCATTATATGTTATTTTATGTTAATGTGCAAAATCAAACAAAGTTTGCTGCTAATTACAAGACACCATCAGGACTATCAGTAGAAGAGCAACTTAATGGTGTAAATCTGTCAGCAGAAAAAGCAGCTGCAGGTCAAGTAGCAGATCCAACATTTGATCGAGAGCAGGCATTTTTAGATAACAAATCTGTAAGTTTATCGAATGTAAAAGAATTAGCAAGAGGTAATAAAACATTATCAAATGGTAATTTAGTCGCAGGAAATGTATCTAGTGCTATTGCAAGAGCAACAGGCACACCACCAACGACAAGAATTACTGATTCTGTAGCGATATACTTACCACCAAATGTTACAGATAGTTATCAAAATACATACAATGCAACTGAAACAGGTTTACTAGGTTATCTAGCGGCGTCAGGTGGTAAGATCACAGAATCAGTAAGAGATGATGATTTTGCTGCTGCTGCTGAAGCAATATTAGGCACAAGTGGTGGTGTATTAGAAGAAATAGCAAAGAATTTAGGACTGTCAGTAGCTGAGATATTCACACAAGCAGAAGGTGGTTATGAATTAGCAAATAAAATATTTGGTAGATCAGCGAATCCTTACTTAGAAGTTTTATATGGTGGCCCACAGTTAAGAACATTCACATATAGTTTTAAATTTGCGCCTAAGAACGAAAAAGAAAGAGATAATGTGCAAAAGATTATACAATTGTTTAGATTTCATTCAGCACCTGAAATGAAAAACGATCACAATATGTTTCTAGGTTTACCATCAGAGTTTGATATTCATTATATGTATCAAGCAGAAGATGGTGTTGCAAATGAAAATCTATACTATCCTAAAATAGCAACTTGTGTATTACAAAGTGTGAACACAAACTTTACACCAAATGGTGTTCGAAGTCATGCTGATGGTTCACCAGTCGTAATTACTATGGATTTACAGTTTTTAGAAACAGAAATGATTACAAAAGATCATATACAAGAGGGATTCTAATGAGTTATTTTAACTATTTTCCTTTATTAGCGTATGATGTTGACGGTAGTAAAAACTATAAACTTCTTACAAATATTCTTAAACGAGTTAAAATAAGATCAGCAATCAAAGACGGCACATTAATATTTGATAAGTATGATGTTAAGTATGGTGAGAATCCTGAAGATGTCGCATACAAATATTACAATAATTCAGAATATCATTGGATTGTACTAATGGTCAACAATATAACAGATAGATATTATGAATGGCCGATGACTGATCCACAGTTCGAAGCATTCTTAACAGACAAATATGGTGCAGGTAACGAGGATGCAACACATCATCATGAACTAGCACAAACAAGTGGTCCTACATCATCTAGTGATGATTCACATATGTTAGAAGTCAATTCAGACACAGAGAACGCAACAACAATTACAAATAGAGAATTTGAAGAAAGAGAACAAAATAAGTTAAGACAAATTAGACTATTAGACAGACGATTCTTATCACAATTTGTTGAAGAATTTGAAAAACTAATACAGGAATAATATCATGCCAAATCCATACCTTGATTATCCAGGGGATTACAATCTAAACAAAATAGAGATCATTACTGCCACAGGTGAAGTATTACCTTTGCGTATGGGTATGATTGTAGAACTGAATGTTTTTGAAGATATCGAGAGTAGTGCGTTGACAGGTTCTATGGTGATGATAGATTCAAGTAATATTATATCAAATGCGCCACTACAAGGTAATGAAAGACTAGTATTTAAACTATCAACGCCTGTTAGTGAATATGATGAGAGAGTTGCAATAGACGCCAGCGAAGAAACAGGTTATCCTTTTCATATTTACGCAATTAAAAAGAGAGTAATACAGAGTGAGACTTTATCATCTTATAATATACAGTTTTGTTCAAGAGAATTACTTAGAAATACGAGAACAAGAGTAAGCAGAGCGTATGAGGGTGAAGTGCATCAAGCAGCAATTAAAATATTGCGTGATAAGAATGGTTTAGATTCTAAAAAGAGATTGCGTTATGAACCTACAAAGAATAAAGAAAAGTTAGTCATACCGAATATGCGACCATTCAGAGCATTAGACATAGTGTCAAAGAAAGCATTATCTAAAAATTCAGAAGCTTCAGGTTATTATTTTTACGAGACAACAAAAGGTTTTAATTTTCGTAGTTATGAGAGTATGTTAACTACGCAAGGTAAGTATGGAAGATTACCTAAACTAACATTAGGTTATCAACCAAAGGCATTACCAGTTCAAGATCGAAAGAATTACAATATGCACAATGTTGATTCTTATGAGTTTTTACAACACTTTGATACACTATCGCAACAATCTATGGGCACATATTCATCTAGAGTGATTACATATAGTATCTACGATAAGAACTATAATATCTCAGATTTTAGTTATCACGACCAATTCTTCAAACATTTTCATGCTGATCAAATGTCAGATTCGTCTAGTCGTAACTATCATATTGGCGATTCGCCAGTAGATTTTGATTCACGATTAGGTGGTAATGTACCAGGGCGTATTGGTGACAAGACAGTAAGTGATTATCATGAAAGTAAAGTTATATTATATCCTTCAAGAAGATTCTTACATGATGATGAGCCAGATGTATTTACAAAAAAAGAAGGTATCAATGAGGCAATTAAACTATCACAAGCAAATCAAGTATCTAATTCTACGATATTGAAAGTAGTCATGCCTGGTCATAGTTATGTAGAAGCAGGTGATATTGTCGAGTTTAAACTACCAAGTTTAGAACGCAACAAGGGAGAATATTCAAATAATACATTTGACGAGAAGTATTCGGGTCGTTATCTAGTCGCAAAACTTCGACATAGACTAATTAAACAAGAATATCGTATGGTATTAGAACTAGTTAAAGATTCAGTCGCAAAACCATATATCAAAGGTAATATTAACTATAAAGGTAAACCACCAGTCGAGAGAGGCACAATCGATATCTATCAAGAAGATCAAAGATTCAATTACTTCGCCGTATAATCTCATACCTACAGTTTCTAGAAGATTTTTCCTAGCAGGTATCGCCACAATAATCGAGAGAGGTCGCTCAGAGTATCAGTATAAATAGTCCTAGAGTATGAAACAATATCGCTTGACAAGACCCTTTACATATGTTAAAGATAGAATACTACGGCTATTCGAAGGTCGCAGTTATGACATATCTAAGGGGGATTCTTGTACACCATGGTCGAATATGCTTGACAATCATGAACATTTACATTATAGTAATCGTCATGGATTACATCTGAATCCGTCAAAAAGCGTAGGCAAAAAAGGTAAGTAAATCAACAGTTATGTATAGTATAGAGTATGTATGGTATCACATAAACCACCTCTTTTGTCAAGCAAAAAAATGCCTGAAAATACTATGGTCCGAACGGATTAAATACCGCAAGGCATCGGCAGGAGAAAAAAAATAATGACACAAAATTTCATGGGCAAAGATGGTTTTCAATGGTTTGTGGGTGTCGTAGAAGATCGACAAGACCCACAGAAACTAGGGCGAGTGAGAGTTCGTTGTCTAGGGTATCACACAGAGATACACGAAGATTTAAAGACAGCAGACTTACCCTGGGCTCACCCAATGAATCCTATTACGAGTGCGACTGTATCAGGCATAGGGCAGACGCCGCTGGGACCTGTCGAAGGCACATGGGTCGTGGGTTTCTTTTCAGATGGTGCAGACGCTCAACAACCTATCATTATGGGGACTTTGCCTGGTGTTCCGAACGAGTTGCCTACAAAGGACGGCTCTAAGGGTTTTCAAGATCGTCTGAACGCAAACTATCCGAAGTATAAGAACGAACCTGACACAAATCGATTGGCAGTCAATGATGAAGAAAACCCTCACCCTACGCTGACACTACGAAAAGCAGATCGAGATATAGCAGTCGGCGTTGCGAATACAGACATTACGACCGTTGTTGACGATATCGTACAAGCTGATCAGAGTGCCTTTTGGGATGAGCCCGAGACCACATATGCTGCTAAATACCCTTTTAATCATGTAATGGAGACAGAGGGCGGCCATCTACGAGAATATGACGATACAGTAGGGGCCAAGCGAATACATGAACGCCACAGCTCAGGCACAGGCTACGAGATATTTGATGACGGCACAAAGATTACGAGAGTAAAGAAAGACAACTATAACATTGTATCTGCTGACGAATACTGCCATATACAAGGGACAGCAAGAGAAACAATAGACGGCGGCTTACGAGTAAAGGTCAACAATAATGCTCAGGCAAGTAATAACTATGCAATCGAAGTAGGCTCAGGTGCAAATGTTACAATCGAAGTACAAAATGGGGATATTAATCTGATTAGTCAACTAGGCGATGTCAATCTCAAGGCAGGTAAGAATATGAACATAGATGTAGCACAAGCGTTAAACATTAAAGTAGGTGGTGCGATTACAGAGACATCTAAGAGTAAAACAGAGAGTGCAGAGGGCACACATCAAATGAACGCAACACTACAGGATATAAACGGCAACAAGATAGAACTAAACTAGGACAGTCTAGTTTAACTACTGTAAGGGATCTGTTTGCAAATACATAACATACCTCCTGAAACAACTAAATATTAATGACAGACTTCTAAACTAGGAAGTTCCTGTTTAGGAGTTTATTCAAATTTTTTTGGAAAAAGGAGAATATATGACAACTGCTTATGACGCCAGAGCACAAGCTCTACATAGAAATCTAGATAAACAAATCGAGAATCTAGAACGAAAGAACTATCACAATAGAGAATTAATTACAGACCTCAAAAAACAAAAACTCAAAGTTAAAGATCGTTTACATAGTATGTCTTTACGAGAGAGTAGAAAGAGCAAAAAAGAAACGCAGGCGAGGTATAAGAATATACAGTTAGAATTATTTAATAAGGGGAAGGAAATTGTTACATAAGATAAGTGATTTTATATCAAAGATACGAGTTATCAAAGATAAGGCAGATCAACTAGAGACTATGAAGTATGGAGTACCAAAAGCGTCTCAGTCTGCGATTGACAATATGATACAAGACATACAGGCCATGTGCTATATGATTAGTCAAGATCGAAGCGAATATAATCGTGTAGAAGAAGTTGATGACAAGATAGCAAAAGATGACGGTGGCTGGTAAAGAAATAGTACATACAAGAGAGGTGACCTGTGGAGAAGCAGAAGATCACCCTCTTGTATATTATGTGATCGGTAAGAAGAACGAGGTCACTTGTGGGTATTGCAACAAGACCTTTGTCTATGTTGAAACTCAGCCAAAAGGCGTGGAAAAAATCTAAAAAAAATTTTCTGTTATAAATAGTAGTATGAAAAGTTTTAAAGAAAGAGAGCGTATTGACTATATTTGTGAGACTTGTGATCTTTACGAAGATTTAGAAATAACTGAAGCTGAATACGAAGGTAAGAAGGTAAAGTTAAATGATCCAATACGAACTAACGAAGTACCTACTAAAAAATTCAAAGTCTATGTCAAAGATGGCGATAAAGTCAAAGTAGTGCGTTTTGGTTTTCCTGGTATGGAGATCAAACGAGACGATCCTGGTAGGCGTAAAAACTTTCGTGCAAGACATAATTGTGATAATCCAGGACCAAAAACAAAAGCAAGATACTGGTCATGTTTTCAATGGCGTGCTGGTGCAAAAGTCGATAATTAATTGAGCGCTTGTTTCTCTTTATTGCTAGCATTGTCTATGCACATTGGTCTTGAAAACGACTACAATCAAATACATCCTCATGCTCGTTGCGAAATGGCAAACGATATTCTCTATGGTGCATACTACAATAGCGAAGAACGAGTAAGTTTATATTTTGGTAAAACAATTGATAATGTAGAAAGAGGTTGGGATATGGAGTATGGTCTTACAACTGGTTACTCTGGTTATCCTCTTGTACCAATGTGGCGATTCGTTCACGAAGATGGTATTTTTATTGCACCTGCTTACGAACACGAAGAAGAAAACTACGGTGTTGTAATCGGTTATGAGATCAATTTCTCAAATTAAGAGGGGTACTATCATACAGACGCACCTCAAGAAACCGCCTAGGCGGCGGCTATGAGATACTTTTTTTCTAGAAATTTTCTAATATAGATGTCTATACAAGAATGAGTGATTTTTTCCGTTAAACGAGGCACGATCTAATTGCCTCATTCTATAATCTAAATCAGCGTGATCTTTTGATTTTGCTAAATAGTTTTCGATTATTTGTTCTCTTGATTGATACAAATTAAAGTTTTTAATCCATTCTAAAAGTTCTTTTACCATAGACATACTCTTTTACTTGCCCAGCCAGATGTGCCGCCTGCAAGTGCTATTCTTAAAAGATTTAGATTTGAAAACTTAAAACTTGTAGAAACTTTTGTTCCTGCCCATATTGGTTTTCTCATTAGTTAAACTCCTTCTTTTTTGTTTTGATTATATAAGTGTTGATTAAGTTCTTCTTGCCACCTTGAGCCATATTCAACTCTGAAAAAGCGAATAAGATTTGGATCCACAGAACCAAAGTTATTAAAAACAAAAATTTTACCCAAAGATGCAAAGAGATTGACGATTGATTGCATAATATTCCTTTCATTCACAAATATATAGATGACTTCGCCATCGGTTTGTGTTGTTAGTCCTATACAGCTATTATGCGTTTTTGAGATGGCGGGAGTGAAGGGACTCGAACCCTCGGCCTCTTCCGTGACAGGGAAGCGTTCTAACCAAACTGAACTACACCCCCAAATGTGAGGATCTTAATTTTTATAAGTACTCATGTGCGTCCCTCCAAGAACCAACCTAAGCTAGCTTGGAACCAGAGATCAGTTGTAGAAGAAAAGATAATATATCTACAAGTATATTAGGATTCATATGTACAATAAATCCACCGACAATCATACCTAGAATAAACTTAAACATTTTTATACTTCTCAATCAAGGGTGATTGCAAAGGCGAATCATCTTGATAATGGTCTTGTGAAAGTTGAATGATTGCATAGTGTATTACTTTCATCAAATCATTCTTATTACGACCTTCTTTCTTGCCGTATCTTTGAGCATACTTTAAAATGTTGCCCATACAGAAACCTGTACCATGACCTTGGTCAATGATAATTTCAGTTGCCTGATAGTTTTTTGTTTTAGCATAATGTGAATCATATGTTTTATTAATATAATCCATTACATCATTAACTATCACATTTTCACTAAATTTATATTTTGGCATTAATGTAGTCCTTTCATAATTGTTTTTTGTTTTGTTGTTAGTTTTGGATTTAAATGCACTCTTACTTTGTTTTGTATTCTAGATGGTGACACACCTATCATGGTGCAGTAGTTTATAAAGACATCATGATCCTCATTATCTGTATTGAGTAACCAATCCATAGCGTCAACTTTATGCTTTAGATATTTTTTACTCTTACCTGTATAAGAGGCATCTTCAACTGCCTGTGTTAATATAGCGGTAATAAATTTTTCTTCGCCTATCATTATATGTCCTTTTCAATCTGAGAGAAGTATGCCCAATATTGGTCACCATTCTCTGTTACATAACCTATAGAGCCATTATAACCCATGTCGGTATCGTATATCTGTGTTTGTATACCATTCTCACCAGCAGGATCATTTGTCAATAGTGAAAGAGATATATCAGTTATTTTACCTGATCTAAAACTACCTCTATTATTTACGGTTACTTCATCATCTATTTTAATAATCATAATTACTATCCTTCTCAATTAAGTTTGTTTCAATGTTTATTGATAATTTATTCGCTAGTTCTGGCCATTTCTCTGCAAGAACTTTAGCAAATAAATCTCTTTGTTTTAAATTCATGCGAGCAATAGTCTCAACTGTATTGTCAACCATCACTTCACTCATTACTTCATTTGCATCTACCATTTTTTTCTCCTCTCTATTTTAGATATAATGGTCCAGTCCATTGTATAGGATAATTACCTTGTAGCACATTACCTCTTGGTTGATTTAGTGCAGGTGCTTTCCAACTTGCGGCTTTTAGAACATCACCTTCTTTGAAATGTTTAAATGCTTTCTTTACTATGAAAGAATGAACAGAATGTTTAGCACAAATTTTGATAAACTTTGGTCCTTCTTTTACAGACCATGAGTTAGCAAATTCTTCTCTCATATTTTTATTATCACAATCTTGATTGTAATCTTCAATAGAAGCATTAATTAAGTTTTGAATACCGTCTTTGATATTCTGTGCAGGTTCTACTCTAATCATTACTGTAATACCTCCATACTTTTTTGATTTAACGAATCTGAAAGATAACAGTATAGGTCACCTTCAAGACTATATTCATCAAAACCTATAAGGTCCCAATTAACATCTGATTTTTTAGCCATATCAACTGCCTGATCGACAGAGATAGTTCTACTTTTTACTTTTGATTCTAGATTGTCTAGATATTCTTCAGCACAATCTTGTGCCCATTGTTTCACTTTACCCATTATTATACTCCTTTGATTGATTAATTAATGCAAGAATCATAAACACGATTCCTACGATTGCAAAAATAAAACATCCGACCCAATTATTGCCTGATGTTTCTAGAGTAGAGCCGTCAATTGACCCTACAGCGAATAACATAGAAAAAATTCCTAAGATAGAAAATAAGACAGTCATTAAGCAACTGCCTTCATAAGAGAGTAAGGCACTCTCCAGTTATTTAAATTCTTAGTAGAATTATCGTAAACTTGAACAACTGCTTTTGCAGGGTTCATCTTTTGAATAACACCTACTCTTTGTAGCCCACTATTCATTTTACCAAACATAACTCTCTGACCTACATGAAATTTTGTAGAAGAAAGAACAGAAGTCCTTTTACGATTCTGTTTTATAGCGTCAATAATCAAGTTGATTTCTTTATCGTTCATACTTTTAACAGCATTAACAACTTGCATAAGGTCTTGATATTTCATAATGTATTATATCCTTTCGATTATGTGTCCATTATACACGAAAAAAAGCATATTGCAAGAAAAAAATGGATTATTCCATAAAATAAAACCCTTATTTTTCAACAATTTAGGGGCGCACTCTGTCGCTGTCTTAAAAACCCTTATTTTCTGCGTTTTTTCATTCATTATGTACAAGCTAACACGAAAAAAGCGTAATGTCAAGAAAAAAATGGCGAAAAAACCCCTTATTTTCTGCGATTTTGTGGAATAATCGTTTTTTTTATCGGAATAATCTTCATTCCTAAGATTTGTTTAAGTGATTTTGTTCTTTTTTTGTTCTTTTTCTTTCGAATCATAAAATTTTTATCTAATTATACAATATTTTAAAGGTTTTGTAAAGCACTTATAAATAGTTTATGTAAAAAACAAAGGAAAATCAAAATGTACGAGTATAAATGCAAAATTAGAAAAGTTGTTGACGGTGATACCGTTGATATCGACATAGATTTAGGTTTTGGTATCTGGCTCAATGATGAAAGAGTAAGAATTATGGGCATTGATACTCCTGAATCAAGAACTAGCGATCCTGTCGAAAAGATTTTTGGTCTAGCTGCAAAAGAAAGAGTAAAACATCTACTTGGTGCTGAATCAACTTTGATATCAAAAGTTAAAGGTGATGGTAACGAGGAAATGAGAGGAAAGTTTGGTCGTATCTTAGGTGATTTTACACTTAACGATGGTGATACACTAACATCTAAACTTATGAGTGAAGGCCATGCTGTTGCATACAATGGTGGCAACAAGGAAAAAATTCAACCTAAGCATGTAGAGAACAGAAACAAATTGGTCAGCGAAGGTAAAGTTGATATGCAAGGATTAGAAATAACTAAACCTGCTTTAGTTCAAAAACCTATCGTTGAAGAACCTGTTGTTGAAGAAGTTTCAGCACCAGTTAAGAAAACAAAAAAGGCTACAAAGAAAAAGGCAAGTAAATGAAAATTTTAGAACTATTAGGTTTGAAAAAGAAAGTTGAAGAACCTAAAAAGAAAAAAGCACCTGTTGTAAAAAAGAAAAAGAAAAAAGCAACTAAGAAGAAAAAATAATGCCAGCAGCACAAAGAGATGGTGACGCTAATTCTGCAGGTGGTGTTGTATCATCTAGTAGTAGTGTTAAAGTGAATGGTAAAGATATCACAACAAATGGTGATAGTGTTTCTTCTCACGCACCATTTATATCACCTCATGTAGCTGCTACAACAGCAAATGGTAGTTCTACTGTTTTTGCTGAAGGTATTGCTGTAAACAGAACAGGTGATAATGACACTTGTGCCCACCCTAGAGCAGGTGGATCTGGTAATGTAAATGTTGGTGGATAGAATATAAATATATCAAAGGAGAGATTGTAAATGTCAAGATATGACGCCACACAAACAAATGAAAGTTTAAGAAGTGCTAGAATATACAAAGATTTAGATTTAGACTTTCAAAAAAATACTGCTACAAAAGATATTCAAAAACTTACTGATATCGAAGCAGTAAAAAGAAGTGTGAGAAATCTTATCAAACTTAATCATTATGAAAAACCTTTTCGTCCTGAAATAGGATCAAATTTAAGAGCGATGTTATTTGAAAATATCACTCCACAAGTTAATCATGCTATTTCTAAACAAATAGATTTATTAATTAGAAACTATGAACCAAGATGTAGATTGGTTCAACTTAATGTTCAACCAGATGTAGATAGAAATGGATACAGAGCTTCAATATCTTTTTTTGTTGTAAATCATCCAGAGAGAGTTGAAGTAGAAACATTTTTAGAAAGACTAAGATAAGATGGCAACCAAATTAGAAATATCAGATTTAGATTTTGATGGTATCAAAACTAATCTAAAAAACTTTTTATCACAACAAGATGAGTTTAGAGATTACGATTTTGAAGGATCTGGTATGTCAGTTCTTTTAGATTTATTAGCATACAATACACACTATCTTGGATACAATGCCAACATGGTAGCAAACGAAATGTTTTTAGATAGTGCTGATTTAAGATCAAGTGTAGTTTCAAAAGCAAAACAAGTTGGATACACACCAACAAGTTCAACATCTGCTGATGCTTTTGTAGATGTTGTTGTTAATAATGCCACAGGCTCCTCTCTTACAATGTCAAGAGGGACAAAATTTACAACAACTGTAAATAGCATTTCATATTCTTTTGTGAACAATACTGAATTAACTATTACACCTTCAGATGGTGTTTATAAATTTAGTAATGTAAAGTTAAATGAAGGAACACTTTTAAATTTTAAATATACAGCTAATACATCAGATACAGATCAAAGATTTATTATACCAAACAATAATGTAGATACAAATACACTAACTGTTAAAGTTCAAGAATCATCATCAGATACTACTACAAATACATACACACTTGCAACTGGTATTACAGCATTAGATTCTACATCTAAAGTTTATTTTTTACAAGAAGTAGAGAATGGTAGATTTGAAGTTTACTTTGGTGATGGTGTTTTAGGAAAAGCAATTGCCGATGGTAATATTGTTATCTTTGATTATGTCGTATGTAATCGAAATGCACCTAACGGCGCCACAACCTTCACACTATCAGGCACAGTTGGAGGATTTTCAAGTGCAACTGTAACAACAATTTCAAATGCTACTAATGGTGCAGGACCAGAATCAATTGAATCAATTAAGTTTAACGCACCAAGAGATTACACTTCACAAGATAGAGCAGTCACAGCTGATGATTACAAAGTTTTAGTAAAAAGTTTATATGCAAATGCTCAATCAGTACAAGTTTATGGCGGTGAAGATGCTGCCACACCAGAGTATGGTAAAGTTTTTATTTCAATCAAAGCAAAATCAGGATCTAACTTAACAGAATCTACAAAAGCAAGTATCGTAACTAGTCTTAAACAGTTTGCTGTTGCTTCTGTGAGACCTGTAATTATAGATCCAGAGACAACATTCATAACTCTTGATACAGCATTTAAATATGATAGCACAGCAACAACAAAAGGTGCTAGTACGCTTGAAACAAATGTATTAAACACAATTGCTAATTATGGCACAAACACTTTAGAAAATTTTACTGGTGTTTTTAGACACTCAAAATTATTAGAAAACATTAACAATGCTGATACATCTATTTTAAGTAATATCACAACTGTTAAAATGTACAAAACAATCACACCTACTTTAAACTCAGCACTTAAATATACAGTATCATTTAATAACGCATTTTTTAATCCACATAGTGGTCACAATGCAGCTGCTGGTGGCGTGATATCATCAACTGGTTTTAAAATTAGTAATGATAGTTCTACAAATGAACATTTCTTAGATGATGATGGTGCAGGTAATTTAAGAGTTTACTATTTAAGTGGTACTACAAGAATATACACAAGTTCAACTTTTGGTACTGTTAATTATACAACTGGTGAGGTGATTTTAACATCAGCAAATATTACAAGTATATCAAATGTAGATGGTGCTGCTAGCACATTAATAAGAGTTTTTGCTATACCAAATTCTAACGATATCGTGCCTGTTCGTAATCAAGTATTACAAATAGATACAGCAAACTCAACTGTAAGTGCTGATATAGATACTGTTGAAAGTGGTTCTTCTCAGGCAGGAACAACTTACACAACAACTAGTAGTTATTCATCATACTAATGGATAACAATGACAGACTTTAAAAAAACAAATAAGAAAAAATTATCAAATCTTGTAAAAGAACAACTACCTAGTTTTGTTCTAGAAGATCATCCACAGTTTGCTGAGTTTGTATCTGCTTATTATCTTTTTTTAGAATCTGCTGAACTTCAAATATCCTCTTTTACTGCTGTTGATAATATCCTTTTAGAGGGTGAAGGAACAACTGATAATTTTGTTTTATTAGAAAGAACAGATAGTTTTGGCTTAGATGCTAATGATAAACTCGTTCAAGAAGAACTTACATTTTCAGGAACATTTCAAAAGAAGGAAGTAATCACTGGTGCCACATCAGGTGCAACAGCGACAATTCTTGCTGAAGATTTTGCTAATTCAAAATATATAATATCTGCCAACAATGGTTTTATCACAGGTGAAACTGTAACTGGTGCCACATCAGGTGCAACTGGTATCGTTGGTAGATATCGTGCAAATCCTATTGAGAACATTCAACAGTTTTTAAATTATTCTGATCCAGATCATACGATATCTGATTTCTTAACACAAATGAAGGAAGAGTTTCTTAAAACTATTCCTACAAATACTGACAGTAGCGTTAATAGAAGAAAATTAATAAAGAACATAAAAACATTATACAGATCAAAAGGTACTGATAAAGCTCATCAAGTATTTTTTAGATTATTATTTAATGAAAGTTCAGAAATTTACAAACCAACAGTTGATATGTTGCGAATATCAGATGGTAAATTTTCTACAAATAATTTTCTTCGTTGCACACAAACAGCAGCACAAGCAATTGACAATCCTATATTTTTAATTGGTCAAGAAATAAAACAAACAAATGATCCTGCTGATGAAAATGTAAATGAAGCAACAGCAATTGTAGAAAATATCACAAGATTCCAAGAAGGTTCAGTAGTTGTAACCGAAGTAGAAATCAACGCAGAAACAACAACTGGTACTTTTGTAAATGGTCAAACAGTTTCAGGTATTAGTAATATAGATTCTGACAATCTCATAAATTTGACAATCAGTCAAGCTGTATCATCAACTACAATTACAAATGATGGTGGCACTTTAACAGTAGGTGATGAAGCAACAATATCAGGTGGTGCAGGGACTGGTGCTCGTATTCAGGTAGATGATATATCTGGTGGTGGTGTTGATGAGGTCATTGTTAATGTTGCTGGCACAGGATATGAGATAGGTGATACAATCACTTTCAGTTCAGGAACAGCAGAAGCAAAAGTCGCTGTTGTTGGTGGTGGTTTTGCACCAGAAACAGGAAGTGTTCCTATTCATGTAGAGTTAGAATCAGGAACAATCACAGGTGGTGGTTCTGGTGATTTGTTACTCGAAGATTTTTCTGATGGAACTATTGGTAAGTTTTTAGATTCTGCTTCACAAGAAGTTGAAAATGAAATTAGATTTGAATTAGAAAATGAAGTTGGTCATTTATTGGCTGAAGATGATGATAATCAAGTTTCAGATACATTTTTTATTTTAAATCAAGAATCAAAATTAAATGTTCCTTATGATATCGAAGAAGATGAACATATCATATTAGAAGATTCTATATCTAAAGTAGGAACAATTGGCGATAAAATAGTTCAAGAGAATGGCACAGGTGTTGGTGATATAACTGACATACGAATGATTGCAAGTGGTGGTGGATACACTACATTACCTACTGCAACAATTACAGTTGGTGATAGATTTATAGGATTAGAATCACAAACAAATCTACAAAGACTAGCTGTTATAGAATTAGAAAGTAGTCCTGGTTCTGATGGTCAACCAGATCATTTAGAGTTTCAAAGAAATACTGGTAATATTTTAGATGAACAAGAAACCACAGTTGCTGTCGAGGGTGATGGTACAGGTGCAGGTAGAATAGAATTAGAAAGTGGTGGTAATATATTAAATGAAACTTTTGATGGTGCAAATGCAACTGTCATACCTTACGGTGCTGAGATAGGTCGTGCAACATCATTAGGTATTATTGAACATGGTATTAATTTTACATCAGCACCAACTTTAGTGTTTCCACATTATGCTGTTGTCAAATCAGCTTCAGGTACAATAACTGAAGATGAAACATTTACAAGTAATGTAAGTGGTGCAACAGGAACAGTAGTAGATTTTACAGCACCTCTTTTAAAATACACAGTTACATCAGGTGTATTAGAAGTAGGTGATACGGTTACTTTTTCTGGTGGTGAAACTGCTGTCGTAGTAAAATCAGATCCACTAACTGGCACATCCTCAATCGCAACAAATATATTTACAAAAGGTAAATACATTAGTCAAGATGGACAACTTTCAGAACTTACAAAAAAAATTCAAGACAGTTTATACTATCAAGATTTTTCTTATGTTGTAAAAGTATCAGAGGCGATAGATAAATGGCGAGATTCAATTAAGAAGGCAGTTCATCCTTCTGGTTTCTTTGTAACTGGAGAAGTGAATATTGCAACAAGACTAGACGCACAAGTTAAACAACCAGTTGGTGCTTCACTATCTTCTGGATTATTCTCTGGCACAGTTGATAGTCCTATCTACATGAGATTAAATACTCTGTTCTCTACATTGTTTGATAGAAGAACAGGTGTTGGTTTACGAAGTATGAGTAATGGTGTTGAGTTAGATGGTAAAACTAAATTATCATCAGCAGTTGCAAGAACAGGTATTGCTATAGAACCTCAAAACGATTACAGAGATCCAACAACAAACACACAGAAAGCAGTAAACTTATCACCAGAAACTACAATGGAACTAGAACAAAGAAATAGAAATAGTTTTTACAGTTTAAATAGTGAACCATTTACTTTAGAAGATGGTACAGGTTTCTTAGCAAAAGAGGATGCTGGATTTGTAGTAGATGAGTTTGGTTACACAGTAAGAGGTGTAAGTGTAAGTAATGGTTTTGCATATGCAGGACCAAGACAAAGAAATTTAAGAGCACCTTTTGAAAGATATGCTCATAATAATGGTATATTATTAGAAGGTCATACTGAAACAGGAAACTCTAATATTAGATTAGAAAACGAATCAGGCGTAATTACAAGTGAATTTGGTATATCTGCAAGCACAACAATAGCAGATTGGGCACAATTAAGATTTTCAGGAACATTGAATGAGAATGTTGACGGAGAAACTATGAGATTAAAAGATTTAGAAGGAACTAATAGTGATTTAGATCATAGAAATAATTTTGCATTTCCTACAGACATCACACAAGAGCCTTCGTAAACTCTTATAAATAATATGAAAGAACATTAAATTAATGGGAAACTAAAATGGCAGCAATAATTACAAACAAATTCAGAATAAATAATGCCGAGCAGTTCGTTGAATCATTTAGTGAAACTGCTGCTACGACTTATTATTTGTTCGTAGGAAGATCGCATTCCTGGGCGACTGATACTGACGGTCAAGGCAGATCAATCAACGAGGGAACTGACGCTTCTCCACCTACACCTAATGATGATGTTTCATCTGAGTTTTATAACTATGATGATATGTTAGGTGCTAAACTACTAACTTCAAGTGATGTGTCTCATGTAATACCAAGAAGAAACTGGACAACAGGCACAACTTACGATATGTATGAACATAATATTAGTTCATCAAACGCCGCTAATAGTGGTGCAACAAATTTATTCGATTCAACATTCTTTGTAATGAACAGCTCTTTTGCTGTTTATAAAGTTATTGAGAATGATGGTGCTACTGCCTCTACAGTAGAACCTACTTCAACATCAAATTCAATTTTTGAAACATCTGATGGATATAGATGGAAGTATATGTATTCTTTAACTTCATCTGAAACTTTGAATTTTATGTCAACTGACTTCATTCATGTATCAACAGATTCTACCGTATCAGCTGCTGCCGTTGATGGTGCGTTAGACACAATCTTAGTTGTTGCTGGTGGATCTAGTTTTACGACATCCTCAGGATCAACCATATCTGCAATCCCAATTCGTGGTGATGGTACAGGTGGTATTGCTTCAGTAACAATTAGTTCTGGTGCGATTGCTACTGCAACCGTAACAACTGCAGGTTCAGGATATACTTTTGCATACATACGAGATGCTGACATTATCGCTGCTACAAATGCTGGTGGTGCTGGATCAGGCTCAAATCTAAATGTTATCATTCCACCAAAAGGTGGTCATGGTTCAGACGCTGTAAAAGAATTAGGTGGTTTCTTTGTAATGTTAAATAAATCACTTGTTGGTGTTGAAGGTACATCAGACATTGGTGTTGGTAACGATTTTAGAAGAATAGGTTTATTAAGAGACCCAACTAACTTTGGAACAACAACAGTTGCAAGTGCAACTACAAGACGACAAATTTTTGCTGTTAAGTTTGCTTCAGTATCAGGAACATTTACTGCTGATGAAGAAATAAATCAGGCATCTACAGGTGCTGTAGGTAAAGTTGTAGAGTTTGATTCTACAAATTTAATTTTATATTACTATCAAACAAGATTCCCAGATTGTGGTGCTGATAGTAATGGTAATCTAACAGCGTTCTCTGGTGCAAATGCAATCACAGGACAAAGTTCAAGTGCAAGTGCAACACCAGATACAAGTAATTCAAATACAGTAAATGCTGTAGAGTTTAGTTCTGGATATGCAAATCCAGAATTAGCATTTGATTCGGGAGATATAATTTATGTTGAAGAAAGAAGTCCTATTACTAGAGCTTCTGACCAAACAGAAAATGTCAAGTTAATTATTGAATTTTAAGTAAAGGAATATAATGCCATCAAAAACTGATTTTAATGTTACTCCTTACTATGATGATTTTAGTGAAGCAAAAAATTTTCATAGAGTTATGTATCGCCCAGCGTTTGCTGTTCAGGCGAGAGAACTAACAACTCAACAAACAATATTACAAAACCAAATAGAAAAAATGGGAGACCATTTATTTCAACATGGCGCTATGGTTATTCCTGGCGAAACACATTTTGATAAAAATTATTATTCTGTCAAACTAACTTCTTTCACAGGAACATTATCTAATTTTATAGGCACCACTCTAACAGGCGGCACTTCAGGCCTAAAAGCAAAAGTAGTTAATGTAGTAGCTACAGACGGTACTGATCCAGATACTTTATTTGTCAAATATAAAAACTCAGGAACATCTAATGATGCTATAGATTTTACTGATGGAGAAACACTAACTAGCGATGCTTCTACTGGTGAAACTGCCGTAGTCGATACCACTTCAATTGGCTCTGCTTTTCATATAGACGCCGGCACTTATTACATTAATGGTTTCTTTGTTGATGTAACAAAACAAACTTTAATATTAGAAAAATATACAGACGCCCCAAGTTTTCGTGTTGGTTTAACAGTCTCAGAAACATTTGTAACATCAACTGATGATACATCTTTACTAGATAACGCAACTGGATCATCAAATGAAAATGCAGCTGGTGCTCATAGATTCAAAATAAATTTAACTTTAGCAAAATTATCATTAACTTCAACTGCTGATTCTAGTTTTGTTGAACTAGCAAGAATAGAAAATGGTAACATTTTAAATAAAATTGTAAGAACAGAATATAATATCCTTGAAGATACTTTGGCAAGAAGAACTTTTGATGAAAGTGGTGACTATTATGTAAACGCATTTGATATTGATATTAGAGAGAGTTTATTATCAGGAACAAATCGTGGTATATATCAATCAGGTGAAAATACAACAAGTGGTCACGCAGCTGCTGAAGATAGATTAGCTATTGGTATGGGTGAAGGTGTTGCATATGTTAAAGGTTATGAAATTAGAAAACTAGGCACAACATTTATCGATATGCAAAAGGCAAGAGATTTTGAAACAGAAAGTGGTGAAGTAGTTAGATTTGCTCAATTACCTTTTGTTAATGTTACAGAATTACATGGCACACCAGATGTTGGGTTTGTATCTGCTGAAACAGAAGTTTACAAAAAAGTTAGACTAGTAGATGAAAAACATTCTACAAGAGGAACAGAACAAACAAATAATGATGGTAAAGTTTTTGATATTGGTCGTGCTAAAACAAGAGGCATAGAACATAATTCAGGATCTGCTTCTGGCGTTTTCATGTCAACTGCTTCTCTTAAAACAACCACTTATAAACATTATCTTTTTGATGTAGTAATGTTCTCTCATCTAAATGTAAGAGGTCCTGCTTCAGGTTCTTTCACAGATGGTGAAACATTAACTGGTGGTACTTCAGGTGCTACTGGTGTAGTAGAAAGTATAACATCATTAGGAACAGCAACAATCACAGGTATTACACAGGCAAATCCACCAGTTGTAACTTGTAGTGGTGGTCATAATTTTACTGAAGGTCAAATAATAAAAATTTCTAGTGTTAGTGGTATGACTGATGTTAATAACAGTTTCTTTACTGTTAAAAATCCATCAGCAACAACTTTCGAATTATTTTCTGAATCAACTACAACTATTCAAAATCCAAGTGCTGTTGATGGCACAGCTTTTTCTACTTATACATCAGGCGGTTCTGCTGAACACACAATCATTATATTATCAAATGTAAAGGGTGAATTTGTTGAAGGTGAGACCTGCACAGGCGGTTCATCTAGTAGCACAGCAGTATTACAATTTGATTCTTATGGTTGTAAAGGTTTTGAAACAAAAGAGTTTAGTCAAACTAAAGGTATTTCCATGGCAGGTAGTCCTGTCTATACATCTAATATAGATTTAACTGAAACTTTTGGTGATGTAAAAGAATTATCAGGAACAATATCTACTGTTGATCCAGACGCTTCGCCTGGTAGTATTATCATGGACGGATCAGATGCAAATGGTACTGATAGTGGTGATTCTATAATTTTAGAGGATGCAACTGAAACAGGTGACGCTGTAACTGCTATAGGTTTAGAAGATCCTATCGACCAGGCAGATGTCATAGTGGGTTCTGCAACTAGATTTTTAAGTGAACTAAAACTTGGAGATCAAATCACTTTTGAAGATGATTCAAATACAACAGTTACAAAGATTGTTCAAAGTATTCATTCAAATACAAGATTAGAAACTGCTACTGGATTAGGAACAACATCAGCAACTAGTAAAATATTCAAAAGACAAAGAACTAAAATGCAATCACCTGAAAATGACAGGTTATTATTTAAATTACCATATGATGTTATTAAGACTTTATTAACTGCTGATAATGATGAGATTAGTGATACAAGTTTTCAAATTAGAAGGCAGTTTGTTGCCTCTCTGTCAAGTTCTGGTCAAGCAACACTAACTGCTGGAACAAACGAAGTATTTGTTGCACACTCTGAGGCTGATGTTACAGTTTCCGTAATGACAAAAGGCGGTAGTGCTACCGAAGGAGAAGTCGGAGATGTTATAACCCTATCAAACTCTGGCGATTATACTCTTGGTGGCTCACCAACAGGAAAAACTTTAACAATAGATTTAGGAAGCACATTCAATAGTAGTAAAATTAAAGTTCTTGCTACAATATCTGCTTCAGTTGTAAGTGCAAAAACAAAAACAAATACAACGGATGAAACAAAAACTGTTGATACACAAGCACTAGCACAAGCAACAACAATTAATCTTGGTAAAGCAGATGTTCATAAATTAACTAGTGTCTTTATGGCTTCTGATTTTAGCACAGCAGCGACAACAAGTGATACAGATATTACATCTAGATTTGATTTAGATACTGGACAAAGAGACAACTTTTATGATGTTGGTAGATTAGTTAGAAAACCTGGTCAAGCAGCACCTACTGGTAGATTATTAATAACTTTTGATTATTTTGAACATGGTGCTGGAAACTTCTTTAGTGTTGATAGTTATTCAGGTTTTGATTATGGATCTATACCAGCATATACTTCAGATGTTACTGGAGAAGTTTTTGAATTAAGAGATCATCTAGATTTTAGACCAAGAGTAGATGACGCTTCAACCATAGACGCAGGTGATGGACAAGATCGACAATATTCAGGCACTGGTGCTTCTACAATAGACTTTGCTAAATTTAATACAAATGTTACTACTGATTTAGAATTTTATCTATCTAAAAAGGCAAGAGTTTTCTTAGCACAAAATGGTCAATTTTTAATTAATCATGGCGAACCCGCTGTTAATCCTGAATATCCTGAATTACTACCAAACGCTATGCACTTATATGATTTATTTTTACCACCATTTACATTTAAGACTAGTGATGTTGATGTTAAAAAAATAGATAATAAACGATATACAATGAGAGATATTGGTCGTTTAGAAGATAGAATAGAAAATATTGAATATTATACTCAACTTTCTTTATTAGAAGCAGAAGCACAAAATATGCAAATACAAGACGCTGATGGTTTTGATAGATTTAAAAATGGTATTATAGTAGATAACTTTACTGGTCACAATATCGCTGATGTTGGTGATGGTGATTACTCAGTTTCAATGGATATGGCACAAGGTGAATTAAGACCCTCATTTAGTCAAGATAATGCAGCTTTATTAGAAATACAATCTGATTTAGAGACATCACCTACTGACGCTTCAAGAACAACTGCAGGTTATCAAAAAACTGGTGACTTAATTACTTTACCATATACAACATTTACACAACTAGAACAGCCATATGCTAGCACAACAGTCAATGTAAATCCTTATGATGTTGTTGTATATAGAGGCAATATTGCATTAGATCCACCAATGGATGAGTGGTTTGATACAGAAACAAGACCAGATTTAGTTATATCTGTTCCTGGAACTTATGATACACTATCTGACCTTGCTAATGAAAAAGTTTTAGATTTAAATTTTGGTACTGTCTGGAATAACTGGAACGATAGCTGGTTAGGAACTGTACAAGATAAGAATAGGAGAACTACGACAAGATACTCTAATGGTAAAAAATTCAGAGTAACTACAGTTGATACAGAGCAAAGAGTAGGTCGAACTAGATCAGGTATTCGTTCATCATTAGTTCCAAATATTGTAAGATCAAGTTTAGGTGATAGAGTTGTAAATGTAACTTTTTCTCAATTTATTAGACAAAAAAATATATCTTTTACTGCAACAGGTTTAAGACCAGACACAAGAGTTTATCCGTTCTTTGATGATGTTGATGTTTCTTCTTTAGTAACACCAACAGGAAGTAGTGCAGGTTCTGCTTTGACAACAGACACTAATGGAAGTTGTTCTGGTGTATTTGCAATACCTGATCCTAAGAGGGATACAAATGTTAAGTTTAGAACAGGTAGAAGAACCTTTAGATTAACAAGTAGTTCTAGAAACTCCTTAACAGGTGGAGGATTAACAACAGCAGCAGAAACAGAGTATGTCGCAAAAGGATTATTAAATACAACACAATCAATTATTCTTTCTACTAGAGAAGCAGTGATTGGTAGAAATGATATTAATGAAAGCACAGTAATTACTCGAAGAGGAACTAGAGATGAATCTGTTGTTGAGATTAGTGAAAGAAGAAATGAACCTGGTAGTGGTGGAGATTCTGGTTCTGAAACTCAAACAGGTGGTTCTATAATAAGAATAGGTAATCAAACAGGTAATGTATTTAGAAATGGTAAATTAACATTTGATAGTAAACCTAATGCACCTGGCGGTGGTCCAGTAGATACAGTTGCCAAAGCAGTAAAGAGTGGTCGTAGAGGAGGACCTCCTCCAAGTTTTTCTAATTCTAGACACCCAGCTAAATCTAGTTGTAGAGGTCAATTTCAAGATCCTGTTGCACAACAATTTAAAATAGATGTTAGAGGCGGTATGTTTATTAGTAGTGTTGATTTATTTTTTGCTACTAAGTCAACAACTATACCTGTTACAGTTCAGTTGAGAACAATGTTTAATGGATTTCCTACAACAGAAGTTATACCATTTGGTGAAATAACTTTACAGCCTTCAGATATTAATATATCAACTGACGCTTCAGAATCAACAACATTTACTTTCCCAAGTCCTGTTTATGTAAAACCAAACCAAGAATATTGTTTTGTAGTTGTAACAAATACAGACGAATACACTATATACACCGCTAGAATGGGACAAACAACTTTAGATGGTTCTAGATTTATTTCAAAACAACCATACTTAGGTAGTATGTTCAAATCACAAAACGGTTCAACTTGGTCTGCTGAACAAAATGAAGATATTAAATTTAAATTAAATGTTTGTGATTTTACAACTAATACAATTGGCACAGTTAGTCTTGTAAATGATGAGTTGCCTACTAGGTTATTACCTAAAACAAATCCTATCTCTACGACAAGTGGTTCTACAACAATAACGATACATTGTCCAAATCATGGTATGCACAGCACATCAGCAAATGTTACAATATCAGGACTTGCCTCTGGAACATACAATGGTATAGCCTCTACAAATATCAATGGTACTTACACGACTATTGGTAATATAAAATTAGATTCATTTACAGTAACAGCGCAAAACTCTGATGCTGCTGACGCAACAGGAGACATAGGTGGAACCGATCAAGTATCTATAACTAGAAATATGTTATATGATGTAATACATCCTGTGATTGGTAGCGTTATACATGACGAAACAGGTTTAACAGCTGAGATGAGAACAACTGGTGGAAGATCATTAGAGGGATCTGAAACAGAATACACTTTAGAATCTGCATCAAAGGCTAGAAAAGTTACAATAAATCATGACTACTACATGACTGCACCAGGAGTAATTGCTTCTGCAATTAACGAAACAAATGAAATGTCAGGTTCTAAATCTTTTGTGATGAATTTATTTTTATTCACACCTAGTCAAAGTCCTAATGTATCTCCAGTTATTGATACAAAGAGACTAAGTTTATTCTTAATTCAAAATAGATTAAATAATCCTGTTGATGGCACAACACCAGACTTTGTTGAAGAAACTACAACAAGTGGTGGTAGTGCAGCTGCAAAATATATGACTAAACCAATTGTACTAGAAAATAATTCAACAGCACTAGACATCAGATTATCAGCAAATGTAAGGTCAACAAGTTCGATTAAAATGTATTATAGAGTAACAGGCGCTGAAGATGTTAGATTATTAGGTGATGTTGCTTGGCGAGCATTCAATGATGATGGTTCTCCAGATTCAGCAGTCTCACCTGCTGTAGATGATGTTACATTTAGAGAACATAAATTTAGTGTTTCTGGTTTACCTGCGTTTACAGCATTTGCATTAAAAATAGTAATGACTGGTACAGTTAGTTCATATCCTCCAATCATAAAAGATATGAGAGGAATTGCTTTGGCAGTTTAGTGTAATGAGTGATACTTTAAAAGTAAAAGGTCATGCACATCTAATTAGAGATTTAAAATCTCAGGCAATCATTAATACAGATTCAGACGCATATGCCAAATACATGGCAAGAAAAATAAAACAAAAAGAAAAAGATGATGAAGTGAGACAAGTGGTTCGTGATGTTAATGAACTAAGAAACGAAATGAGAGAAATAAAAAATTTAATTATAGGACTCAAAAATGGCAGATAGAAGTATAGCAGCAGGAGATACATTAAATAAATTAAGATTTGAATTTAATGGTAGTGCTGAAGATATAGGAGAAATATCAGGCATCACAGGTGCAAGTGGTATTATTGCCAGTGCAACTGATGTTGTTGAAGCTATCACAGCATTGAATACTGATATTACAACCATTTCAACTGACAATCATGTTTTTGGTGGGTCTATTATTTTTGAAGGTGCAACTGACGATAGTTTTGAAACAACTTTAGCAGTTACAGATCCTACAGCAGATAGAACAATCACACTACCTAATGCAACTGGTACTGTTTCTTTGATTGATGCTACAGAAACATTAACAAATAAAACTTTGACAGCACCAACTATAACAAATGGCGTATTTAATACTGCTGTTTCTGGTACTGCTGTAAAAGATGAAGATGATATGTCAAGTGATAGTGCAACTGCTGTGGCAACACAACAAAGTATTAAAGCATTTGTTGAAAACTTAATTGCAGCTCAAGATTTAGATATTGCACCAGATAGTGGCACAGGACAAAGTATTCTTTTACCAAGTGAAACACTAACTTTTTCTGGTGGATCAAATATTGCAAGTAGTGCTACAGGTAATACAGTAACTTTTGCAATATCAGATGTCGTGCAACTCACAGCTTCACAAACATTAACGAACAAAACTTTTACAAGTCCTACAATCAACACATTAACTTTTGCTTCAGGACAATCAACTTCAGGTTTAAATATTGGTGCAAATGGTATTGTATTCGAAGGTGCAACGGCTGACGCACACGAGACAACTTTAACAGCTGCTGACCCAACACAAGATAATACAATCACAATACCTAATGAATCAATCACTTGTGTAACAACAGCAACACACGCAACAAAATCAAATCATATTTCAAGATGTATTGCATTAGGATAGAATAAATAGTAGTATGGCAGATAGATCAGTAGCAGTAACCGACACACTAGAGACATTTAGAACGACCTTCAATTCTCTTGCAGGTGACATAGGAGATATAGCAGATTTACAAAGTGCCACTGGTACGATTGCTTCATCTACTGATGTTGTAGAGGCTGTTACAGCGATGAATACAGAAATCGCTGCTCTCAAAGCAGGCACCTCAGTCTTTGAAACTAAGATAGTTTTCGAAGGTGCAACTGATGACGCAAGTGAAACAACTTTACAAATAACTGACCCAACTGCTGATCGAACAATTACATTACCTAACTTAACTGGTACTGTTTCATTATTAGACGCAACTGAAACACTTACAAACAAAACACTCACAACACCAACACTTACAAGTGCTGTTTTGAATACTGCTGTTTCAGGTAGTGCAATATTAGATGAAGATAATATGGCTTCTGATAGTGCAACACAATTAGCAACTCAACAATCAATCAAGGCTTTTGTAGAAGCACAAATAACTGCTGAAGATTTAGATATCACTACTGATAGCGGCACTATTGCGATTGATTTAGATAGTGAAACACTAACAATTGCTGGAGGAACTGGTATTGATACAACTGGTTCTAGTAATACAATTACAGTAGCAGTGGATAGTACGGTTGCAACATTGACAGGATCACAGACTTTGACAAATAAAACTCTAACTAGTCCTACTATCAATTCACCTACAATTACAAGTTTAACTGCAACAGCATTAAGTTTAACAGATTCTAGTATCGTATTTGAGGGTTCAACTGCTGATGCAAACGAAACAACTCTTACAGTTGTAGATCCTACAGCAGATAGAACAATAACACTACCAAATGAGACTGGAACACTAATAACATCAACAAGTGCAGCTACGAATGCTTTTTCTATTTCAATCGCAGCTGCGTTAGGGTAAGTTGTATAAATAGTAATAATAAGGATATAAAAATATGGCATTATCGAAAATAATAGAAAACTCACTTGCTGATGAAGCAGTATCTTCTGCTAAACTAAAAGACTTTTCAGCTGCTGTTGATTTAAACGGCGTTGAATTAGTTTTAGACGCAGACGCAGATACAAGTATTACAGCAGATACAGATGATAGAATAGATTTTAAAATCGCAGGTGTTGAACACTTTTCTTTCTCTAATAGTTCAGGTGATACTATTATTAAACCGATGGTTGACGCCAAAGATATTAAGTTTCAACAATTTGATGGCAGAACACTTTTAGATATTAATGACGGTGGGTTTGTAGGTATCGCAAACGGTGCTACAAGTTCTGGTGAAATTAGATTTTTTGAAGATACAGACAATGGTTCAAACTATGTAGGTTTAAATGCAGGTAGTATATCTTCATCATTCACATTAACATTACCAACTGCTGATGGTTCTTCAGGACAGTTTCTAAAAACAGATGGTTCTGGTGCTTTATCTTTTGATACGGTATCAAGTGCTGCTGACGATTTAACAACTGGAGACGCTGCTGTTACACTTGCTACTTCAGCAGGTAATATTACAATAGACGCACAAGGCGGCGATACAGATATTATATTCAAAGGCACAGACGGTAGTTCAGATATTACACCAATGACATTAGATATGTCAGACGCTGGTGCTTTATTACTTACTG